TCAATAATATCTTGTTGATAAGGTGACATGAAACCTTGGTAGCCTTGTGGCCCTGAATATTGTGCTGCTTGATCTAAGAAAGGTTGATAACCTGCAACTCCTGTACCTGCACCTACTCCACTAATTTGTCCTTGAGGTCCAAAAGTTAAAGTACCAAGTCCTGCTTGTGTTGCCGCTTGTTGTTGTGCTTGTTGTGATAATACATTTTGATCTGCAACCGAAGGTGCAAATTTTGTAGTATCGACCGGTTGACCTGTAAGCTTGGTAGTAAGGTCTAATAATGTTTCACCTGCAGCTTCTAAATAGGGTGCGGGTCGGTTAATTGTAGTGTTCTCAGCCATTATGCTAATGTTCCTCCGTTTTCTAAATTTTTCATCATGTTGTACATTTTTTGTGCACCTTTATTAATATTGCCGTCACCAGCATTTCTTACAGCATCTGCTGTAAATACAAATTCGTTTTTGCTTAACATTGCAGGGACATCATCAGCTCTTTCTTTAACACCAACAGGCACAAACCCACCAGTATTTCTGTAATCTAATTCACTAACACCGCCCTGATTTTTTCTTACAGGAACTTCCATTCCCATGATACCACCTTTTTCTTTCTTTTCAACTTTATCTGATTTTTTAGTTATCCAATTTTTTTTCTTTTTCTTAATCCATTGTGTAACATCCTCTTCCATAGCATCTTCATCAAATAAACTTCCTAAACCTTCTTCATCTTCGTCATCTGATTTTTTAGTTATCCAATTTTTTTTCTTTTTTGTAATCCATTTATTAGTACCATCTCCAAACCCTATTCTACCACCATCAGCTTTCATTCCCATAATAGCAATTTCTTTTAATACTGCTGCATCTTTAGGAAATAAATCTGGACGTTTTAAAATTCCATATAAATTTTTAAATTGTTTATTAGATCCACTTCCTCCACCTAATCTTCTATACAAATATGTTTTTTCTGCAGAGCTAAATGTAATACCTGCCATCTTCATATCATCATTCTTTGGCTCTTCTTCCATTTCCATATCAACATCTATAGTTGTAATACCTTCACCTTCTTCAGGTGAACCAAACATTCTGTTTACTCTACCACCTTTAGCATATTTTTTCATTTCTTTATCTATGTCAAATTTAATTTGCATAATCATATCCATGTCATTTTTTGCTTCAGCTTCTTCAAGAGCTAGCATTAACTGTGTTAACCTACTACTATTTAAAGAAACCATTTTATCATCTTCTAATGTTTCTTCTAATACAGATGGTTTATCATCAGGTCTGTAAATAGTGTCTACGTTTAATTCTTCAAACATTGTTTTGTCTTTAGGACTACCAAAGGCAAAACCTATTCTTCCACCGTCTTTAAAATTTAAAAAATTAGCTTCACCATATTCTTTATTAAAATCTATTTCTCTTTGAATAGCTTTTTTCTGATCTTTAATATATTCATCACCTAATTTATTATACATATTACTAGACAATGTTGGATTTTTTTGACCACCAAATGCTACATCTTCCAGTAATTTGTTTGCTTTTTGAACTCCTATTCTAGCATCACCTTCTTTATCAAAAAATACTTTTTCCATAGTTTCATCAGGAGTAATTTTTTTTAAAAAAGCTGCAGCATCTGGTTCTAATCTTAACATTCCTATTTCATTCATAAGTTCTGTTGGATTAATAATACCTGCTCTAGCTCTTAAAATAGATTCTTTTATTTTTTCTTTTTGTCTAGCGGATAAATCTGATAACTCTCCATAGTCTAAAGCTTGAGATAACATTTTTAAATCATCACTTCCAAACATTAAAGTGTTGCCTTTTCCTTTATTTTGAAAACCTTCTAAATCATATTCACCTAATTTTAAAGTTTCTATGCCTACAAGATTTTCATCTGTACCATCTTTGTAACCTATTCTACCACCGTTTTTTAAACCAAAACTTTCATAAGGTAAGTTCTCTTGATACTTAGTCATGTAGTCTGCTTTTTCTGCATTGTATAAATCTTCATTAAATTCCTCGTCCGTGAGCCCTGCTTCATCAGCTAAAGCTTTTGCTTCCAAGTAACTTGGAACAGCAACAATGGCTGCAAGTAATGCAGTCTTATCTAGTACTATATTTCCTGCTGCATTTTCTTTAGTGAATACTGCTTTAAGTGCTTTACCACCCATGTCCATAGTTGCATTACCTATAGCACTCATGTCACCTGATTTTAATACGTTAAAGTAATTTTTAAAAATACCATCTGAAGCTTGAGTAGTTGTATTTTTAATAAATTCTTGATTAGCTAAGTCAGCAAGTCTTTCAGATTCTAGTCCTATTTTTTTAGCTGCATCTTGATTTAAAAATCCTTCTATATTTTGAGGTTCTGTACCTACTCCTTCAACAGCAGCAACATCTTCTGCTCCGCTTAACATTTTTCCAAAACCTGTTTTATTTCCAAACGGAGAACTAAAACCTCCTTTAAATCCTTCAAGGCCTCCTCTAAATGCTCCACCATCTGTAAAAGGGTTCCCTTGAAATCCTGCACCGCCTGCGTATCTTGCTAACTGACCACCACCATAAGTTAAGGCAGCAGATTTTAATGAGGAACCTATTCTGCCTGTTTGATCAAAGCCACCGATACCAGCCATACCTGCTGCAAGAGCCGGGTTAAACGGCGCTACAAAAGGTGCAGCTTTAACTGCGATAGCAGATATTTCATTGGGAATTATTTTTCTTACAAATTTTTTAAGTGAACTACCTAGTCCAAATTTCTCTCTGGGTGCAACGGTCATTATCCCGCCATTTGCATATAGTTGTCTATTCATTTGCGCTCTTGTTATTGACATATGTGTTTAAAATAAGGCAGGTGTATTTACCTGAATTATATAATTTATACTAATTTTACTCCTATTACAAGTTAGTCTTTGCACCAAATGGAGGTAATTTAACATTGATCTTAACACTTCGTGTTATATCCCCTGGTTTAGTGTCAGTGTTAGGGTCTTGAAGATCCGTTAAAGCTTCTGCATCTGAGTTATATTCTTTACCTGTTACCTTGTTTTTTAAAAGAACCTCTACTTTAGGCTTAATAAAAGGCACTCCTTTATCATTAATTACTTCTTCTTCTTGTTCTACAAACGACATTATGTATCCTCTCTGTTAATTTCTAATATAGATGCTACTACAAACAATCTATCAGCATCTGCTGCTGTTACTTGCAACACTTCATTTTCTTCCATTACCAAAGGTTCTGTTATAAATTGTAGTGTCTCATTGCTTGAAACAGCTTTTGTTTTAAATAAAGTAAATTTACTAGCTGAAGCTGGGTTTCCATTAAATAAATCTACTGTTAAAGTACTGCCGCTACCACTATCATCACTAACTAATAATGATTTTACAATAGCTCTAGAGTTTGAAGGTACTGTATATAAAGTTGTAACTGTATTAGTAGTTAAATCTTTTTTTGAATTTTTATATATATTTGCCATTTACCCTAATCCAAACCAAGTAAATCGTTCTTGGTCTTCTTTTAAATCTCTTAAAAATGTTGAATTTAGTTGTTCTATAACAGAAGTTAATGCTCTGTTAATTTGTCTTTGATTATCTTCTGTATATTTCTTTTTTGGTTCTGGTAATCTTACTACTACTTTTGTCATTATCTTCTCCCGTCTGGTTGTACATCAACTTGAAAAGGACCAAATCTCCATGATTCTCCTGCTCCATCATTTTCTACTTTAAGACTAGCATATCTTCCTCTTGCACGTGTATCTTTTTTAGTAGTACTAGCATCTACTGTAAACGGACTTAAGGCTGTTGCTGCACTTGTCTGAGAAGGAAAATTCTTAACTGATATAGTTATTTTAGCATTACCTGTTATTGCTTTAAAGTTAGGTAAAAATCTACGCATAGATAAAAATTGTTCGGGTGCATCTTGTTGAAGTGCAAAACTATAGGACTCAATAAAAGAAGTTAAAATAGTAGTGGTCCCATCAGCATTAACTTGATCGGTCCCTGTTTCGTGTTGAAATAATGTAGTAGAACCTAACCCTGTTTCACCAATAACTTGAGGAAAACTTCCTGTAGCAGAGCTTGTATAAGCTGTTGCAAATGGTTTAGGATACACTAACGAATCAAGCCAAGTAGTTCTAATTGAGTTTGTATTAACACCTGTATACCAATTACCCATGGGTAATTCACCGGACTCTCCATAATTAAAAACGACATATCGATTATTAAAACTAGATCCAGAGCTAGGGTAGTACCACACTACTTCAGTAAATAAGTTGTTTATTCCAGCACACACTTGTTGACCTTTGGTAGTATCAAAATCATCATAAACATAATCTTCAACTGAACATGGTAGTGAGTTTACTGTACCATCAAATGCAAAGAAACCATTGTTAGACATCCAATATGCAACACCATCAATTTCACAACAAGCATTCTGTCCTATTAATCCACAGTTAGTACCAACCTGTTCAAAGCCAAATGTAAAAGGCGCACCTACAAATTTCATTGTATACAATGCATTATCTGTCCATATTAAAATATTTTCTTTACCTTTAATAGCACCCATAATTTTTGTACCATCTTGAAGTCTTTGTGATCCTGCTGTGTTAATTGCAGTAGGTGTGTATTCATTTAATCCTTCTTGAGTAGAAAATCTAATAAACATATCATCTTGAGTACTATCATCTCCAATAGTAGTTTCAGTTCCACAATGAATAATGTGTCTAGTAGTAGGAGATATTAAAGTTATTCTAGATGCTGTAGGATTACCTAAATCAGTTCCGGCTACTAAAGCAGTTACAAAATTAGTTGTTGTAGTAGAAGCTCGAGTTGTAAATGCAGTGCTTGCTCCAACTGACGTATCCCAAGTAAAAGTTTTACCATTTAAAATAGTTGCTATTAATACTTGTCCAAAATTACTAAATGACCATAACCCAGGTTCTAAAGTAACTGAAGAAGCAGAGGCAGCAATTCCCCATCCTGTTTGTGAACCACTACTTACAGTTCCTCCATATTGAGGTACACCCCAACCATAACCATAAGTCTGCTCAACTGGACCAATTCTTTCATAAGGTTTAACTGTCATAGAACCACCTGTTGAAACAACAGCAGTAGCTTGATTTAAAGAATCAATAGTAAAAGTTGTTGTAGTAGGAATAGTTAGAACTTGAAATAGTTTATCTTCAAAATCAGAAGCATTTAATCCTGTACCACTTGGTAAAGTTACAGCATCTAATTGAATAATATCTCCTACCTCTAAACTATGAACACCACTTGTAGTTATTGTACAAGTTTTAGCACTCGTACTATTTGTAGCTAGCGTAGCTCCAGAAAAGGTAACAACAACTCCATTATCATCTGATCGATAAGGAGTAATATCATAAATTTGACCCTCAAAGTATATAAGTAAAAATTTATCCGTTCCTAATGCAGTATATCTATTTCCTTCAAGATCTACAAAAGCAAATAATTTTCTTGCTGCACCTACTAAAGTATCAGTTAATAGAGAAGACCAACCTCCTACTTTTTCAGGAGTTCCATATCTAAATCTAGCATTATCTGAATCTGTCCAACGAGCTTGAGCGCCAACATTTGTGTCTTGTTTATCTACACCGGGAAATATTTTAATGGTTGTCAGAGCCATTATCTAGCTCCTATTGATTCGTTGATTTTAATAACCAACCTTTAGTGGCATCTGTATACATAAAAGTAATAGATTGATTATTTACATTCATTGTAAAATTACTTGCTGCCCCTTGAATAGGTTGACCGTTTCTAGCTACAGTACAATTATTAGAAGCAAAACCTCCAGTTGCAGAAATATCCATAACAGTTACTTCATCACCTGTTGAAGGTGAAGCAGGTAGTGTGATAGTTACTGCGTTACTAGTAGTTGAAACTAAAACTTGATCTCCATTAACTGCAGTATATGCAGTAGTAGAAGCTGAATTAATAGTAATTGTTCCTTTTTGAAGGATAGCACCTAATGTTGTGTTAGTTCCGTCTGAATAAAATAAAGAAGTAGATCCTGGTGCTAAAGGAACACTAGTTCCGCTACCACTTGTCAAAACATTTATTGTAAATTCAGATGTAGTTCTATTGGTTGTGTCTTCTAATATAAAAACTCTAGCTCCTGCTGCAGCCATAGTTACAGTGCTATTTGCACCTAACGTACCTGCAAGTTTAATGTATAAATTTTTTCCCTCTGATGTTGCACCATCAGAAACAGCTAGAGCTGTATCATATGGAGCTGTTGCTACCATAGTTTTACTTAAGACTCCACTTGAAGCCTGAGCTAGTATATTTAAATTTGTATTTGTAATTGTTCCCCACTGACCAGCTTTTTCGCCGGTAGTCATTATTTCTAATTTTAAATCTGATGAATATGATGATGGCATAATTAATACGGTATTATTTCTTTCCAAACACTATTAGTATTTGGATTTATGTTACTCCATGTTATTGCACTACCGACTCCTGTTTTTACTACAATTGAAGAACCTGTAGGACTTATATTTGCGTCACCAGTTATTGTAACCGATGTTGTCGTTAAATTCAAGGTATTTCCAGTAATAGATACAACTGCATCTCCTGTTACTACTACTGTTCCAGATCCTAGTCCTAAAGCATTACCATTAACTGTAAGATTGGCATCTCCTGAAACAACAGGAGTTCCTGATTTTAATAAAATAGGATCAGGGTCAGCTATTTGAACTATAGAGTTAGCTGTAATATTAACATTACCAATACCAACAGCAATATCATTACCGTTAACTGTAATTACAACACTATTATCTACTCCAGATGTAGCCCAAGGGAACTCTGAAAATGATCCAAATCCTAACATATAAAATCCTTAAAAGGAGACAGGGGGTATGTGGTGGTGCCCTGCCTCCATCTAAAGATTATATCATCGTTTAAACCAAGAAGGAAGTCCTAAATGTGGACGTTTGTCAAACATATTATCCTTCGCTCCAGGTGTTTTACGGTTGTTATAATGAAGAAATACTTGAACGCATTCCTTACCTCTAAATTTATTACGCCAATGTTCTAATTCACAACCAGAATAGACTAGCATATCTCCTTGTTTAAGATCTACTTTGATTCCTTTTTTACCTACTTCTCCAGAAGGTTCCAAGTATATAGGCCAATCATCACCAGCAAGATTCATAGTGGTAGATATCTCACAACTAAATCTATCTTTATGTCTTTTTAATTCATCACCTTTTTTGTAAATTCTTGCATAAGTATAAGCAGGATATAATTTTAATCCTGTAACCTTTTCCA